CCCAAAGTTCAGTAGTATTATATGCCCCTACCGACCAAAAAGCGAACTTCCCCCCAGGATTTCGGGAGTCGGCGTAATAAGACAAAGCATCTTAAAATGCATGAACAAAACGCCTAAAACAGCCAAACGCCTAACTGAGCAAAACTTTACCAACTTCCAATGCCAACTCAGGATGTGCCGCAATATAACGGAATGCTTTACGACCTGCCTTAGATATACCTCTGATAAAAGATTTGAAGCTGTTACCTTCAGTAACCACAGGCATGTCATCGAACATGGCCATTATTTGCTGGAGTTCGGGTTCAATAGGCACATCAAGAATAGGATAAGGTATGACTTCAGGTTTAACACGGACCATCAAATGCATAACGCCTCTAAGTCTCAAGACGGCTCCGGCTGTAGCGCCGGACCATACAACAATGGGTCTTCTGCCAATAGCACTAGTGGAATATCTAGTGGCCGCAGCAAAAGCCCAAGAAACGTCAGGAGTGTAGAAGGTTCTGCAAGTCAAACCTCGTTTTAATTCTTGAGGAGACCCAAGATCGAATTCAGTTGCGTTGCCATAAGTTGTCCACGTAGCGGCGGCTGTGCAAGGTCTTACCCCTCCATTTGTGGAAAATGCGCGTAGATAGCCTGAAGAATGAGTGTCGTCTCCTATATACTGGACTTTTAACCCAGCAGAGACTAAACGGACAGCCATATTCGGACCATTAGCATCAACAAGCATGTCATTGAAATTGGTTTCCGCACAAGAAAAGTAAGTAGTTGCCGTCGGTGAAGCACTATCAACCTCTGCATTATTACCTGTGTGAGTCACTAACAACATGTCATCAGTAGTATTCGGAGGACAAAGCTCAATCATACCGCTGGTATGAGCAACCGTATAACTACATTCGACAGTCAAAGTGACAGGCATAGAAATTCCAGAGCCATCAGGAATTATGCAGCCGACAGACTTCGGCCCATAGCGTGTACCGTTGCCAAAAGGATTGTACACACATTCGAGGAGTTGTGCGCCTGGAAGACCGAAATCAACGGTATTCCTCTCATCGTCTAGGGCTTTTGCGATAATAGACTTAACATTCTGCGCAGGTTGTGGTTTCTTTTGCTTAATTGGACGCTTGATTTTAGTTTTAGCGGTTTTAGATTGCGGTTTTCGCATGACAATTCAATACAAAATAAAAATACTTCATCTTTTTACGCCTGCAAAGCAACCCACCGGGATTATGAGGGTGGTTCGGGCCCTCGAACTTCGCTTAAGTAGTCATCCAGCGAAGTTATTCTTTGAAAAGGATGGCGCATAGCTGCGATCTCAGTTTCCGTCATGATCTGTAACGACTCCTCAATGCCAAATTGTTCAGCAAAGGAGCTACGCGAAATCTGAGTAGGTTTTGTTTGTTCCTTCCAAGAAACATCGACACCGTCGGCAACCATACATCTTAGCGTATAAGAAGGCAAATCCAACGGATCGACAGGTCCTCTGTTAAATAACTTAGTGAAGTTATAGACCTTAGTAATTAGTGCACTGTAAATCGGAATACCATCGAACGTGTTGCTATAAGCAACGCATATTTGCGCCATTAAAGCCATTCGTTGCTTAAAATTTTTGTTACCAACCCGAAGAGAAAAGCCAAATCTGGTAAGAAATTCTTCAGGCTTCCTAACCATGTAAACACGATCGGGAGACACATTGACGGGCTTCGACCTACAGAAGTCTGCACCTTTAGCCCATTCGAACTCAAAGCCTAAACTGGAATAAATGCTAGCATCGGGTGGAGCAAATCTAGACGAGCGTAAACAATCATCTCCATTATTAATATAATCAATATTCATGTTTACTGCAAAACCATCGGGAAAAACAAATGGACGCAAACCACCACAATCCACATACGG